ATGATGTGTCGCATGAACGACTTCGGTTTTTTTCAGCGGCTACGCTTCGCCGGCAAGATCATCACGCGCGGCGTGGCCGCCGTGGACGACATGCCGGCAGAGATAATGCCGCCCAGCCGCACGGCCGCGTATGACCCGCTGCAACTGTCCACCGTGTTCCGTGGCGTTCAGGTGCTCCAGACCGCAATCGCCGGCTTGCCGTTGCACGAAATGCGCGGCGGCGTGAAGCTCAACACGCTTACGTCCATCATCGACCGACCGGACGCCAACCGAAGCCGCCGTGACTTCATCAGCGACATCGTGGCGTCGCTGTGCTTGGACGGCAACGCGTTCGTTCGCAAACTGCGCTATGGCGGCGAAGTGGTGTCGTGCCAAGTCTTGCCGCCGTCTCTGGTGACCGTGCGCGACGACGGCCGCGACCCCGCCGCGCCGGTGCTTCGCTATTCGTATCTTGGCCGCGAGTACACGCCCGACGATGTTACCCACCTGAAGTTCCTGAACGTTCCCGGCCGCTTGCGCGGCCTTGGCCCCATTTCGGCGGCGCGCGAGGAGGTGGAGGGCGCGAAGATGGCCCGCGACTACAAGGCCCGCTTCTACACCGATTCTTCCAATGTGAAGGGCTATCTGAAGAGCGACCAGAAGATCACGCCCGACAGCGCGAAACAGGCGAAGGACGATTGGGGCAAGGCCGGCAAGGCCGGTGACATCAAGGTGGTTGGCAGCAACCTTACCTATGTGCCGCTTGATATGAAGCCGGCGGACTTGCAGTTTTTGGAGACTCAGAAGTTCGACACCACCCAGATCGCACGCCTGTTGGGCATCCCGGCCAGCATCATGCTTGCCGCCGTGGACGGCAGCAACCTTACCTATTCCAACATCGAGCAAAGCTGGATTGAGTTTGCCGACTACACCCTTGCGGCATATACGGGAGAGCTTGAGGAACTGTTAAGCGGCCTGTTGCCGCGTGGCCGCGTTGTGCGCTTCGACTGGGATAGTTCGCGCCGCGCCGATATGGCCGACCGTTACAACGCCTACAAGACCGCCATCGGTTCCGGTTGGCTCACCGTGGACGACGTGCGCGAACGCGAGGGCTTGCCGCCGTTGACGCCCGAACAGGCGGCCCAGATTCAACCGATTGGAGGCAATGCAAATGAGCAATGAGCATGACGAAAGGCTTATGGAGGCGCGCACGCTCAACGTCACCGGCCTACGCTTGCGCGACACCGGCGACACCTGCGACACCGGCGACGGCATGACCTTGGAGGGCGTGGCCGTGCCCTTCAATCAGCGATATGCGCTGTTCAGTGATTACGCCGAGGTGATAGACCCCGATTGCGACTTCGGCACACGAAAGACCGTGAAGGTGAGCCGCGAGCATGGCGACCTTATCGGCAAGCTGACCGACATGCGCAGCGAAGCGGACGGCTTGCACGTCGTGGCGAAGCTGGCCGACACCGAAAGCGGACGCGAGGCCGCCGAACTGGTGCGTGAAGGCGTCTACGACGGCTTCAGCATCGGCTTCAGGCCGGTGGAAAACAGGGTTATCGACTCGGACGACGGCGTTACCGAGGTACACCGCCGCAAGGTGGACTTGTTCGAGGTTGCCGTTACCGGCATCCCCGCGTATCCGGCCGCCGAGATCACCGGTCAGCGTTCCCAGACCATCACAACCAACAATGAAAGTGAGGCACCCAGTATGGGCAACGACAACGAACAGCGCGACGTGAACGAACGCTTGGAGGCGTTCGGGGAGGAACTGCGCGGCATCAAGGCCACCGTGGCCGCCGGCATCCAGACCACCCCGCCGGCCGAGCTGGGCGGAGAGTTCCGCACCGCCGGCGACTATCTCAAGGCGCTGAGCGACGAACGCAATGCCGACCACGCGGCCGCCATCGACCTTATGCGCCAGACCCGCGACGCCATCGTTACCGGCGACACCGGCAACACCGTGGCATGGATTGCCAACGACTTGCGCCTGATCGAACAGCGCCGCAAGGTGACGAACATCCTCACCCGCGACACGCTGCCGGCCACCGGTATGAGCATGGAATACAACGTGGTGAGCGAGGACTCCACGTCCGTGGACAAGCAGACCGCCGAGGGCGCGGCCCTGACCTTCGGCAAGGTTAAGTTCGGCACCAAGACCGCCGACATCAACACTTATGGCGGCTACACCACGCTTTCGCGCCAGACCATCGAGCGCAGCACCACCCCCATGCTCAACACGGCGCTGAAGGCCCTGAACAACGCCTATGCGAAGTCCACCGAAAACGCCGTGCGCACCTACCTGTACGACCTCATCAAGTCCCAGCGCGACGCGGCCGACAACCCGAACAACATCACGGCTCCGGCCGCTTTGAACGACATGACGACAGACCAGTGGGCCGGCCTTATCCTTGACGCCGCCGAGGTGATGGACGATAGGAACGCGGCCATGACCCGTCTGGGCGTTTCCAAGGACGTGGCGCTGGCCCTTATCAAGCTCAAGGACTCGGGCAACCGGTTCATGGACATTTCCGGCAAGGGGTCGGATACCATCGGCGCTTTCGACGTCACCGGCGTGATAGGCGACCTCATGCGCGTGCCGGTGTACTTGCTGCCGAAGGCCCCGGCCGGCACCGCCGCGTTCATCGACCCGACCGCCGTCACCGTGTGGGAGAGCGGCGGCCCCACCCAGCTTTCCAACACCGACCCCGTGAACATCGTGGACAACTATTCGGTGTACGGGTACATGGCCGTGGCCGCGACCTTCACCGACGGCCTGTTGCCTATCAAGTTCACTGCCGCCGTGATGTGACCATGAACGACGAACAGTTGTTGGCACAGCTGCGCAACGAAGTGAGCGTGCCAAGCGGTGACGATGAACGCTTGGCCGCGAAGCTGGCCGCCGCCAAGGCGTATGTGGCAAGCGCCGTGGGCGCGGCGTCCATCAAGGACGAAGTGCTGGCCGATTGCATCGTGAGTTGTGCTGCGGATCTGTACAACAGCCGCGACGCCCGGCTGGGCGTCATGAGCGTGGGCGACGGCACGCTGGAACCGTTCAGGGTCAGCAGCGACCCGTTGCGCTCGGTGTGGCCGAAACTCAACGCGGCCGGCATCCTGACCGGGAGCGTGGTGATCGCATGAGCAGCCAAGTAACACGAGAGCGCGAAGCCCTTATGGACATGCTGACGGACGCCATGGGAGACCTCGCTTGCGTCGTCACCATCGACGCGCAGGACGCCCGCCCGTTGCCAGGCAGAATAGCGGTGCTGATAGACCCGCCGGAACTCACTTTCGAGGGCTGGCATATGCAGACCATCACTTGGACGGTGAACCTCATAGCCGGCACCATGGCCACGCAGGCGGCCGCCTTGGACCTGTTGACCGACGGCGTGCAACGCTTGCACGACCGCCAAGTGAACTTGCGGGACGCGAAACCAAGCACGTTCAACCTGACCGGAGTGGGCAGCCTGGCCGCCTACACCATAACCCTCAACCCGTTGGATTAGAAAGGACACAATCATGACTGGAAAGATCCGCACGCTCGGCCCCGGCATCTTCAAAATCACCGACACCGAAAAAAATGGCAGGGACTTCAGCGCCGACCTGACCAAGGCGCAGCTGAATCCGTCGAACAGCAGCGACGACCCGACCACATACCTCGACGGGTCCGAAGAGACCAACACGACCACCACATGGACTTTCGAGGGCACCGTCGGCGACGACTTCAGCGAGGACGGTCTGGCCGTCTGGCTCTTCGACCATGCCGGCCAGACCCTACCAGCGCAATTCGTACCGAACACCCACGGCACTATCCAGTGGACCTTCGACGTGGCTATCGCCCCGATCGCCATCGGCGGCGACGTCAAATCGAAGAACACGAACGATCTGAGCTTCGCCGTCACCGGCGTCGCACACACCGCCTACACCCCCACATCGAAGAATGGCTGACAAGGCATTGATGGTCGTCGGCCAGAAACGCTTCGTGCAGACGATGCGCAAGGCCGGCGCGGACATGGACAACCTGAAGGAAGTGAACCGCGCGGCAGCGCAGATCGCACTGCCCGCCGTCCGCAACCTCGCCCCACGAGGCAAAACCGGCCGACTGGCCGGCAGCCTGCGTGTCGGAGCAACGAAACGCGCCGGCGTCATCCGCGCCGGCCGCAAGGCCGTGCCATACGCGGGAGTCGTCAACTACGGGTGGCCGAAAAGGGGCATCAAACCCCGCCTGTTCGTCAACCAGGGCGTCGCCTCCACCGAAAGCCAATGGCAAAAGGTCTACAAGGACTTCATTGACAAGACATTGAAGCAAGTGAAAGGAAAATAACATGGCAAGCACACGGATCACCTACACCGACGGCAAGCATGAAATCGTCCCAATCACGATGCGCGCGACCTGCAAGGCCGAAGCGCACGCCATCGAGGCCGGATGGGGCACCATCACCGAATCGCCGGTTAGGACCGGCGCATACGCCGCTTACGCCGCTCTCCGCATGGCCGGCCGCAACCTCCCGGACTTCGAACATTGGCTCGACACCGTGGCGTCCTTCGACATCGCCAAGTCCACCGAAAACAAGGATGCCGCGACTGAAAACCCTACGGATTAGCCGAGTGGCCGCAAGGTTCGCTCGGATGGCTCTCTTTCCTTCTGGCCAGCCGCTTCGGCGGCACGCCATGGCAATGGCGCAACGAGGCCGATGAAGCCGATTGGGGCACCGGCATCGCCGCGCTTCTCAAGGAAACCGAAGACACACAAAAGGACTGACAATGGCACACAGCGCGATCATGAGCGTGCGCATCACCGGCAACGCCGATGATGCCGTCAAGGCGTTCGAGAAGACCACCACGAAGGCGGCCGCTTTCGGCAGCGCCATCGGCGGAGTGGCCGTCAAGGGCGTGACCGCGCTGTGGGACACGGTAAAGGGCTTCGCCGGCGACGTGGTGAACATGTCGGACAGCACCGACAAGTTCATGAACACCATGAGCTTCGCCGGCATCGACACCAAAGCCGTGCAGGCAGCCGCGAAGGAAACACGCAAATACGCCGACGCCACCGTGTACGGCCTCGATGACATCCAGAACACCACCGCCCAGCTCGCGGCAAACGGCATCGGCAACTACATGGAACTGACCGAGGCGGCCGGAAACCTCAACGCCGTCGCCGGAGGCAACGCCGACAGTTTCAAAAGCGTCGCGATGATGCTCACGCAGACCGCCGGCGCGGGAAAATTGACCACCGAGAACTGGAACCAGCTCGCCGACGCCATCCCGGGCGCGTCCGGCAAACTCCAGGAGGCGCTGCTGAAGAACGGCGCGTACACGGGCAACTTCCGCGACGCCATGTCCAAGGGCGAGATCACCGCAGACGAGTTCAACAAGGCGCTCATGGACCTCGGCATGACCGACGTCGCGAAACAGGCCGCGACATCGACCAGCACCATCGAGGGAGCCATGGGAAACCTCGAAGCAGCCGTCACCGGCGGCCTGACCGACGCCTTCAACCTGTTCAAACCGGCCGTGACCGGCGGCATCAACGCGGCCGCGACGGCAGTCACAAACCTCGCGCAGAACGGCACGCAGGGATTGCAGACGTTCTTCACACAGGTCAAGGACACCGGAGCGTTCAACGCATTGCAGACGGCCGCGCAGTCGGCCGGCGGCGGCCTGCAATCATTGTGGACCGGCATCATGGCCGTCGTGAACGCGATGACCGGAGGACAACCGGCCGGCGTGGCCTTCGGCAACATGCTCAACGCCGTCGCCACGGCCGCGCAGACGGTCGGCGGCTGGCTGAAGACCGCCGGCAACTGGATCAGTCAGAATCTGGATCTTGTGACCCCTCTCGTGGCAGCGGTCGGCGGAGCCGTCGCAGTCGTCACCGCCGTGACCACGGCCATGCAGCTGGCCGCTGCCGCGCAGGCGCTGCTCAACGCGGTCATGGCCGCGAACCCGATCATGCTGGTCATCACGCTCATCGCAGCGCTCGTGGCCGGACTCACCTACTTCTTCACCTGCACCAACACCGGCAAGGCCATCTGGTCGAGCTTCACCAATTTCATCGCCGGATGCGTCTCGGGCATCCTCGGATGGTTCAGCGGCCTCGGCAGCTCCATCGGCGGGACCTTCAAAAGCGCGGCGAACAGCGCGAAAAACACTTGGAACGGCGTCGTCTCATGGTTCCGTGGCATCCCGGGCACAATCGGCGGCTTCTTCTCCGGAGCCGGCACACTGCTCTACAACGCCGGCGCGAGCATCATCAGCGGTTTCCTCAACGGCCTCAAATCGATGTGGAGCAACGTGACCGGCTGGATCAGCGGCATCGGCGACTGGATCAAGGCCCACAAGGGCCCGATCAGCTACGACCGGAGGTTGCTCGTCCCCGCCGGCCAGGCCATCATGACCGGTTTCGCCCAGGGCCTCAACAACGGGTTTGACAGCAGTGTTGAAACCGCTATCAGCCGCGCCAACCGCCGTCTCGCCACCATGCCGCTCAACGTCGCGGCCGCCACGACCGGCGACCGGCCCGCCGTCACGAACAACTGGAACGTGGAGATCAACGGCGAGGTCATCGACAAGGACGGCACCGCCAAGGCCATCAAACGGCTCCTGGCCGACTACGACGCAAGGAGGTCATGATGCAGCAGTGCTTCATGTTCATCGACACCGGCAACGGCTGGACACCGGTGAACGACTCAGCCAAGGACATCGCGGCCCTCGACTCTTTCACTATCCGGTGGGGAAGCGACAGCATCGACGAACAGCCCGAACCTGCCGTGATGTCGTTCACCCTGCGCGACAAGACCGGACGGCTCGCAGGCCAGGCATTGACATTGGCCGGCATGAAGGTGATCGTGCAGTTCTCCGATCAACCCAGATGGCAAGATCTTCAGCCGTCGATGGGCGTCTGGGAAGATCTGCGTATCCCGATCAGCTCGCTGCACCGCGCTTACTCCACCGGCTCGCCGGAATCCACCGACTCGCCCGCCTCTACGATGTTCGCCGGCACCGTCTCCGCCGGCGGCAGCATCGAACCGGCCAGCGATGGCGGGTGGCTGCTCAAACTCTCCGCCACATCGAGGATGGCCGTGTGGAAGCGCCTGCAATCACAAGGACCGACAGACACGGCCGCGAAATGGGACGGCGCGCACTGGATAGGCACGCCATCCGCACGCCTTCAGGAGATGAACCGCAGGGCCTCGGCGCAGGGAGCGCCGGAAGCCCAACTGGACGATCTCGCCCTGCCGTCAAGCGTCGCGCCATACACGTCATCCGACTACCCATCGCAGCTCGACCTGCTGCACCGGCTCACCGTCGGGCCACGACTCCCGCAATGGCATGAGGTCTACGACGGTGCGGCATCAACCCTCAGGCCGCTGTTCCTCGCCGATCCGATCGCCGTGCATCTGTCAACCGATGGCCGACTCAACGTCCTCACCGACGGAGAGACACGATACGCGCTCTCGGCGGCCGACATCGAGGCATCGACGGATCTGAGCATCACCGAACCTTTGACACAGGTGGTCATCAACGCGAAACGCGTCAAATCGGACAACGGCAAGCTCTCGTTCGATGACGTGAAGATCACGATGGGAGACCAGAGCCGTCTTCCACCACAATTGACCGCCATGCAGAAGAGCCTCACCATCGATTCCGACATGCTTGCCGTGGACGACTCGGGCGGCGTATGGAACAGCGGCGGCACCTCGAACGTCAGTGACACGGACCGCGCCAACATCGCGCAATGGCTCGAATCGAACGACCTGCGCCTGGTACCGGAGAACGTGACGTTCAACAGCACGCGACTCGACCCGGCACGACTTCCATGGCTGTACAAGGCAAGCCCATCCGGCCCGTTCATCATCGTCAAGGCCAAGGCGTCGGCACTGACCGGCTCAGATGGCCGACCGGCCTTCACCGGCCCCATCACGACCATCGGCGGGACGCTCTCATACCGGTGGCGCAACGGCAAGCCGACGCTCACCCAGGAAGCGACGCTGGCCGCGCTCCGGCCGCTGCTGACGAAACAGATCACATGGACCGACCTGTCCACCCTCAGCTGGCAGCAGCTCGACCTGCAGATCTGCGACCTCTCGATGATCCAGATCATCGACACTTCTTCGCCCACCGCCGAAAAGGAAGGAACACAATGACAGCAACAACACCAATCTACGGCCTCTCGTATCCCGAAGGCTCCGACCTCGTATCAACCGCGCCGGACTCGTTCAAGAGCATGGCCGACACGTTCGAGAAGGCGCTTGACCAAGTGGACCGGAGGACCACGCCGGAAGGCGTCAAACCGGCCGTCGCGACCACCCTCGAAGCCCTTCGGCAGATCACCGGCGTCATCGGCCAAACAGGTTTCGTCACCGGCGGCAACGACGACAACGGCCCATATGTGTGGGACGGCGCGCAATGGGTCAAGACCAGAACCGCCGACATGCCATGGAACGGCACTTGGAGACTCAACTCGCGGATTTACACCGGACGCAAATGGGTGGACGGCCGCCGCATCTGCATGCAGGTCCGAGAATACAAGAACCTGACCAACAACTCGCGCACCCTACCGGGCTTCAGCATCTACAGCCTACTGGACTACCGCGTCATCACCCAAGGAAAAGGCGGCTCGCTCCAACCGTACCTCGCCACCGACACCTACTGGCATTCAGAAGTCACGGTCACACCATCCGAGATCATCGTACGCAAAGGCGCATCGAACACGAGCGCGCTCAACGTCTGGATCGTCTACATCTACACGGAGCCCGACGCGTGACGGATCTCATCATCGCCATCGTCGGCGCAGTCGGCGCGGTCGTCGGCGCACTGGTCTCCACCCTCTCGGCCGCCGCGAAGAACAAGATGGAAGCCTACAGGCTCGCACAGAAGATGCAGGCCGACAACCAACGCCTCTGGCAATGGAACCGGCAACTCATCGACCACATCTACCGCCGCGCCCCACCACCGCCGCCGGAACCACCTGAAGACCTTTTCAACGACTAGGACGGAGCCAACATGAGCGACATCATCTGGAAAGGAAGCCCGAACCACTACGTGGGCCGCAACGGCTACGGCGTCACGCACATCACTTTGCACATCATGGTCGGATACCTCGCCGGCACAGATGCCACGTTCGCCAGCCAGTCAAGCCGTGCCTCGGCCCACTACGGCATCGGCGCGACCGGAGAGATCCACCAATACGTGTCGGAACTCGACGGCAGCTATTCCGACGCGAACTGGGCATCTAACAATTCGACCATCAGCATCGAGCATGAGGGAGGAATGGCCAACGGTGCGGTCTGCACCCAGGAGTGCATCGACGCAAGCGCGCGCCTCTGCGCCGACATCGCGCGCAGGTACGGGTGGACGAAACTGTGGCACGACGGGCTGAAAGGCAACGTATGGCTACACCGGGAGATCCCAGGCACAGACCACCTCTCATGCCCCGACCTCGCGCCAAACGGCCTGCCATACAAGCAGATCATCGACAAAGCAAATCAGATACTCGAAGGAGGCTCCATGTCAAACGCAGGAGACGAAGTATGGAACTGGGCCTACAAGCCCAACGGAAAGAACGCCACACCGGGCGGCAACATGTACAACCTGCTCAACTACGAACTACCAAAACGCATCAGAGACAGCATCATGCAATACAGCTACAAGGGATCGGCACCGGGCGGCAACATCTACAACACAATCTGCTTCGAGATCCCCGGAATGCTGAAGCATCTCACCAAGACCATCGAGACGCAGCAGCAGATCAGCGAACTGTCCGAAAAAAATCAGCAAGCTGGAAGGAACCACGAAATGACCGACACAACGGAAAACCGATTACCAGCGACCAGCACAACGGAAGTAACCGTGATGCCGGTCTCCGCGCAGATACAGGCCGCCACCGATGACGATACCGAGGCATCGACGCCGAGAATCGACGGCGGCACAATATCCAGATTCCTCGTGCTGCTCCTTGCGCTTGTCAACCAGGCATTGACCATGTTCGGCCATCCGGTGCTCAACATCGATGACACGACCATCACGCAGCTCGTAAGCCTCGCATGGACAGCCGGCAGCGCCATCTGGTGCTACTGGAAGGACAACGACGTGACGAAGGCGGCTCGCACCAAGAAAGCACGGCTCTCGGCACGCCACGCGGCCTAAACATCAAGTCTGACGGCCGCCGTTGCCTCTCGTAGACGGCCGTCGGGCATGGCCACGTAATGCTCCGTGGTCTCCACAGACTCATGGCCTAGAAGTTCCGCGACAACAAACAGGTCGTGTGTGGCGGCGTAGGCCGTGGTAGCGAACCGGTGGCGCAACGTGTGCGCGGCGTACCCGTCAGGCAACAGGCGGCTGATATGGTCCCCGATATAGGACTCTTCCACATGGCCGCCGAAGCGGCCGGGGAACAGATACCCCTTCGTCTCCATGACGGTGTTCGCCAGGTCGTCCGGCAACGGCACTATACGCTGCTTGTCGCCTTTGCCGCGCACGATCAGCGAATGGCCGGCGCTGTCGGCCACGACGTCATCGCTATGGACGCGGGCGATCTCCCCGCGCCGCAGCCCGCACTCGGCTCCGAGCCGGACCATGAGTTTTTCCGACGACGTGGCCTTCTGCATCGCGGCCGTGATGTACCGGTCCGGGCATGGTCTGGGATGCGCGTGTGGCTTCTTCACGCGTGGCACGTCCAGACTCGGGTCATCGGCTCGCCGGCCGCTTTTGTGCAGCCATCGAAAGAACGACGAAATCGTGTTCCGGTACGCCTTGCGCGTCTCGGGTTTCCATTGCTGTCGCGCGAACGCCTGCACGATCTGCTCCGTGGTCACGTCTTCGGGACCTGATGGCATGAGCAGCGCCGCGAGATGCACCATCTTGTATCGACGGCTTTTGATTGTCTGTGCTGATAGGCCGGCCGCCTTGAGGGTGTCAGTCCACCTTTCGATGCTTTTGCGCCATGGGACCGGGGCGCTGATTTTGTTTCTCAT